AACCAACAAAGTCGATGCCGCGATCAGCCGGATAGATATCGCTCTTAGGATTCAATTGAAGTTGGAGACGCTCATTTAAGTAGGAAGATATATCAGCCTTATACGCATGCAGGCGCGCCTTATCGGCCTCAAGGAGCACGAAGTCACCATGTATCGGACATAGAATTTAACCCCCATTTCATGCTTGATGTAATGATCCAGCTCATTCAAATAGAGTGTCAGAACAAACTTATTCGGCGACAAAACAACAGAATCGGCGACAACTTATTAAACCAGGACGCGAGGCAAGAAAATCCTATCTGTTTAGTGGGGTTGTTTATTGACCCGCTGGAACAGTAGGATTTAAACGCTATTCTCTATTGTTATCCGGCCATCTGTACCGATGGCTCATAATTCATGATCAGCAATTCCTTTACGTACTTCTTTTTGTCGGCTCCACCTGCCGAATAGGACGTTTCTACCGTCTCAATGCAAAAGTCCTTAAACAACTCCCGGATGTGATCTACGTCGTTGATTGAAAGGATAAACTTTCCGGATACTTTAGACAGCAGATCCCTCAGCTTTAGGAAATCGCCCCTGACAAAGATGCCTTCTCCGTAATAATCCTCACAACCATAATAGGGTGGATCGACATAAAAAAACGTATCCGGCTTATCCAAACGGGCAAATACATCCACATAGGATCGATTTTCAATATAGACCCGCGACAGGCGAAGATGCACCGCCGACAGTTCCTCCTCGATCCGCAGCAGGTTCAACCTGGGCCGTGACGTTGTCGCTATAGAAAATGACGGGTCTTTTATCCTGGCCGCATAGCCGAGTTTCAGGAGGTAGTAGAAGCGGACTGCCTTCTGAATATCCGTCAGAGTGTCCGGATCCTCCTTCCGGAAGCGACAGAACTCATCCCGCGAAACCAGTATCCACTTGAAGTATCTGATGAACTCCTCCAAGTGGTGTTTGACTACCCGATACAGGGTCACCAGATCCAGGTTGATGTCGTTGATAATCTCCACGTCGGAGGTGGTCTCTTCTTTCTTAAACAGCATCCAGGACGCGCCCGCGAATACTTCTACGTAGCATTTGTGGTCCGGGATCTTTGGGATGATCTTCTTTGCCAGTAACGATTTGCCGCCCATGTACGCCAGAAAACTGTTCATCGGTTCCTCCGCAGATTGATTTATGGGAGCAACCCTGCTATGTCCGTCTCTCAGTGGATGGTAGCGGGTTATCCCGTCGGGCGTGTCTGCGCCTGGTCTGGGGAGTTAGTGGCTCCCTGGAATACTGTCCGCTTTTCTGTTAATTTCCCTCGCTTTCCTACCCCGTAGCTTGCAGCGGAGTTCATTGCTTTTAAAAATCTCGCATCGCTCACCCGATATACGCGAGGCGAAAACCGAGGCCGGTTGACGTGAAGGCGCGTGTTTCGTACAAAAACAGTGCGGCGATACCAGACGTAGTACTAAAGTCCCAACGCGTACTGCGGAATGACATACGTTCGGTCGTCGTGTCAAACCAGAGAGCCCCTGCCGGATTTACGGAATCGAATGCCGGGTCAACTAAGGCTTGTTGATAACGGTTTTTAATCGCGGCAGAAAGAGCCGCGTAGGCCGCGGTCCGGGGCAATCCCTTCCAGTTGCCGTAATCGACGAGGCCATTCGCGTACAGGCTGTCCGTGCCGGACACTCCTAATTTAGCGCCGGTGTCATCGGCTAAAATCACATTGTCTGTCGGCCAGGATGCCTCGTCCAGAGTGTAGTAATTGTCCGTGGGTAAATAGAATTTCCCCGCGGACAACTTCATGCCGTCCACCCACTCCCATATGTTTCCGACAAGATCGGATATACCAAAGTTTGTGCCGTCATGCCGCCAGGCGGCCGGGCCGGTGCCGGTCAGTATCCGCGGGATACCAGTTTGCACACCGGGCAAGAGGCCATCCGCCCGCACGGCGGTCTGTTGTTTACTCGCATGACTACGGCCATAATCTGTGCTTCCCGTGGGTTGGCCGTTTTTGATGCAGAGCAGCGCGACGGCTGCTGCCTCCCAATTGGTGTACATGTGCCATCCGGCCCGGCGCGTGGTGTCGCCCTGGTTTTTTCGCAGGCAGTCATTCAGGGCCGCGTCAAAATCCAGGGTGCGGGTCGGATCCTTGTATGGCAGCGAATAGGCGCGCGTGCCATAAACGTAGGAATTGTACATAGCAACCATGATCTCCGCTTTTTGTGTCGTGTTGACCAGAAACGCCGGGTGACTGCCCGTGCCCAGATCGGCGTCGATATCCTCGACGGAAAACGCCGGGATCCGCACCATGACCGACGGCAGGTTTAGATCGTCGAAGACAACGGTGTTGCGGCCTCCGGAGAGGGCCTCGATGGCGTGTTTGTAATTGTCCCAGAGACTGATGTTCATTAACGGCATAATAATACCTCCTTATATTTTATTGATGTCCCGTTGCAAATGATGGCTGAAATCCCGTTTTTCTTCACGGCTCAGGCCCTCCGGCAGACCGTATTTCCGCAGGATGGGGCGCAGATACAGGAGCCCTTTGTACCCACACCTTGCGCAGATCAGATAATCCTCGGCCGGCAGGTCGGAATCGATGGCCACTCGGTTGGGAAGCCGGCATCGAGGGCACCGCAAAGTCTCAACGCCGAGGCGGATATTGCCGGGCTTAATGAGGGGGGCGATCATATATTTACCTCCTTAGTTATTGTCTACCGCAATTACCTCAATGTAGTCGATTTGCTTGGTATTGCCGAGGTGGTGCAATAGTTTTTGTACTTCAGCCTTAAACCCCGCCATGTTGTCCAGGGGATGGGTGATATCGATAATATCGCCCGGCTCGATCTCCAGATTGTCCAGGAAGACGCCGAAGCGGGGCATCTTGCGGGCCAGGCAGTGATAATCCACCAGGAAGGCGCCCACGTCCTGGGCCATTGCCGCATCGCGCACGGCGTCGAAGCAGAACAGCGCACGCTCCCCCTTCCACTCCCGCTGGCCGTAGCGGGTGATCGAGGCGGCGTTTTGGATGTTCCAGGCGCCATAGTAGGATTGCGGGTCGCCGCCGTCTTTGGCCAGGGCCAATTCGTAATAAACGTTGAGCAGGTTGATGATTTCGGCCGAGGGGCTCCGCTCGATGGATACGGAGTCGCGTTTGATCTCGTTTTTGACGATGGCGTGGCCGCTCGTCTGGTCCAGTTGCCGGACGATGAGCTTCGCCGTGCCATAGGCGGTGACAAAAAAACGGGAGCGGCACTGCAGAGCCAGGCGCATCAGCAGCTCGGCGGCCGCGATGGGGCGGTTGATCAGCAGGGCGAAGGCATAGGATTTGGCCGCATAATAGGCGGCGGCGGCCGCGAAGGTGGCGCTGTCGAGATCGGCCGAGGGCGCACCGAGGAGGACGCACCAGAGGTGCTTGAAAACATGATCGGGGCGCGCGATTAAAGCGTTCGGCGTGCCGGTGTAGGTGCCCGGGGCGTCATCCTGGTAGCCGTCGACGTTGGCCGTGACGAGCTTACCGATCCGGACATCGGCGACGGAGTTGCCGGAGAGGGTCACGGCGCCGGACCGGGATACGGTGCCCGATTTGGAGGCGGCGCCAGTTTTGGAAACCGCGCCGGAGCGGCTGACCGTGCCGCCCTTGGTGGCGGAACCGGTTTTGGTGGCGGAACCGGATTTCGAAGCTGATCCGGATTTCGAAGCTGATCCGGTCTTGGCGACGCCAGTCGCGGCATTGTCATCAACGGTCGGCTCATATTCGATCTCCACCCAGACCTCCATCACGGCTGTCTGGCTGAAGTTGTTTGTTATTTCGCCGTACGCTGCGGTTAACTCTCCCCATGTGTCCCAGTGTGCGCCAACACTCACCCAGTTCCCTACCTGCGTGGCGGAATCCGTGGAGACCGTCACCCCACAAATCAGGCTCCCGTATTGACCCTTGAAATTAAACGTGATCGTATGTCCCGACAATAGTCCCACCGTCATTCCCGCGCGGGCTCTTTTTGGGACTCCCTTATAACTTACAGGCTGTGCTCTGCTAACTTTGATTTTTGCATCGTTACTATTTAACACGCATCCCGTGTTAAATACATTGTCTATTACATAAAAGGGATCAGTGGCGGTGCCAGTTATTACCGCTGCTACCTGGAAACCCCATACGATGGCTTCGTTGGCGCTGGCCGGGTGACCGTGACTGCCGGTGCTCACCCCGATGGTATCGGACACGGAGATGGTATCGGAGACCGATATGCCATCCGACACGCCGATCCCGTCTACCACGGAAATCGCATCGTTGATACTAATGCCATCAGTAACGCCAATGCCGTCCAGCACCCCGATGCCGTCGTTGATGGCGATGCCGTCGGTTAAAATCAGATCAATTGCCTGCTGCCTGGTCAGGCGTGTGGGCACGGTGAACACCGCTTTCCCGGCCCAGCCGGCCAGTTCGTCCCCCGTTTGCCCCGAGTATTTGGTGCAGACGGAGGTAATGCGCACGCCGTCCACGTAGATGTCGCCGATGGACTTGACCGGGTGGCCGGCCACCAGATACACGAACACGGGCAATTCTTCCCAGCAGGGCGCGCCCACGGCATGGGTGGTGGCGGTGGTGGCGTTGTAGCCGCGGGTGCAGCCGGTCAGAGTGTTGGCCGCGTTGCCGGTGTAGCTGATCTGCTCCGCATCGATGCCGATTATGCCGGAGGCCGGGAAATAGGAGGAATCAGAGAGAACAACTGTTGTCTGCGCCGCTGTCATGTCGGCGGCCAGGCTGTTCACGTCGCCGGAAACGATGGCGTGGCAGGGCACGTCCGGGCAGGTACCGTAGATGATATTCTGCATCTTGCCGTAATCGTCGGGGTCCGCATCGGGGAAGGCGGCCGGCGTGATCAAAAAAGATTCGCCGATCTGCTTGTTATATTTATCGAAAATACCGCGGACGGTCAGGGTGCAGGTGTGGAGACTGTGCTTGATCTGGCCGGTGATCACACCTTTAAAAATAATCTCCTTTTGCGAATAGGCCAGACCCTCGAACCACTGGTAGAGGGTAACGACGACGTTCTCGGGCGGGTCATCGGCGGTGAAATTGTCGGAAAAAGCGGGCGCCGTGGAGTTGATCAGCGTCAACTGTAGATCGGCGATGTCGACGGAGCCGAGAACGCCGCTGCCGGGCGTCTGGGTGATGGAGGTATCCACAAAACCCCAGGACTTGACGATACCTTGATGGGCAGGGCCTCCGGAAGGTGTGACATCCCGATCCGAAATGTAGACGGGAGCGGTAAAAGCAAACGTCAACAGATTGATCGGCCGGGGGCCGTCGGCACGTTTATTTTTCTCGGTGACGAAACTGGCGTTAAAGCTGCGCATCTTTATTCCCTTGATTCCCGCCGGCGCGGGTTAGACAACCTTTTCTTATTCGGCGGTCAGCGCGGCCAGCGCTTCTTCCAGCTTAGCGATCGCCTGAGCCAATGCGTCTGCGGGGGTGATTTCCTCTTTATAGAGGGCGACCACCAGGTTGTTCATGTTGCCGACATGCGCCTGGAGCAGGCGATACAGTTTCATTGGTCCCATCTTATAATTCCTCCCTTAATTGGATTGTTCCGGAATATAGTTCGTGCGCCACGGCGCGGAGCGGGGTTTTGGTATCCAGGAGGCGGACGGTATGGGCGGCACCGGCCTCGTCGGTATAGGTGAAGCTGTTTCGAGGCCCCACGGCGACGTTGAGCAGCCAATTGTCAAAATTGTCGTAATCCGCCTGGGACGCCCGTTCCAGAGCGATATTATAAAACTTTTCCTTGATGCCTTTGTCGTAGGCATACAGTTGGCCGCCCTCGCTGTAATCCACCGGCACGTTAACCTGGCCGGGGTCGTCGAGGGGAAAGCTGCGGCCCTTGGAAAAAGTAAATGACTGGGCGCCCTTGGTGAAAATTATATTAGGCACGGCCGATCTTCTCCAGTTCCGGGACGATATATTCCCGTGTTATGGATCGCCAATCCTCGGGGCGTTGCGGCGCCGCGGACGCGGGGATATGAATATGAATGTCGCCGATTTTGACGGAGCGGCTATTAACCGTTTTTCCCGCCGCGGCTGTCTGGCGCGGCGCCCGGTCAACGGGCGGCCGGTAAATGAGACTTTCCCGGAGGGCGTAATTGTCCGCTCCATCCCGGGTGGTGAAGGCGGTATCGTCGCCGGATGCCTCGAAATCATTTTGAGCGCCGCCCCCGGACAGCCCCTGTAAAACTGCCCGCTTGCGGATCGCGCGGGACTCCTCCGGAGGCACCACGATCTCGCCCTCATGGAGGCGGTAGAGGCCGGTGCGGGGGACGTAGGGCGTGCCCTGGGCGTATCCGGTGATGTAATCAAAGGGCGCCATGTACCCGCTAGATTCTCCGCCGCCGCCGGCATTAAAATCAGACAAGGCAAGGGGCGCGCCGACACTTTCGGTTGTGGTGCGCTGGATTGTGGTGATAACGATTGGGGCTTTCGCCTTTTCGTGCAGCGCGGCCAGCGCCCGGGCGATGGTGTCCACCACGGGAGATACCCGGTCCTCGCCGGTGATGGTGATGGCCTTTTGCATCTGCGCGATTTTGTCGGACAATTCGCCGATCGTGCCCTTGAGCTTGTCGATCTCCCCAGCCCATTCCTTGGCGGCTTGCACCAATGTCTCGCCCCAGGTTTTGCTGGTGTCGATTTCCTTTTGTTTTTCCGCCTCCAGTTCCTCGAGGGCGCGCTTTTGGAGATTGCCGGCCATTTCAATATTGCTGCGCACCGAGGCAATAATCTCCTGGCCGGTGGTCACCACCTTCTTTTGTTCGCCCCAGAAGGAGCTTTGCGTCACCTCTACGACGCCCTGAGACCAAGCTTGGCCGAAGCTGGCCAGCGCCTGCTTATATTCCTCCAGGGCTTTTATTTGCCCTTGCCCGGTTTCCTGTATGGCTGCCATGTATTGGTCAGAGAGGCCGCGCTTTTGCGACTCATACTTCTGGGTCGGCGTCATGTTGATTTCATCCAGGCCGCGCAGCATCGCCGCGGTGCTCCTCTGCAGATCCGCCTGCTGCCGGTAGAGGGAGCTTAACTCCGCGAGTTTCTGTTTTTGATCCTCGGCGTTTTTCTGGATCATCCCCTGGAGAGAATCGTAGAATTTTTGGTATTCCTGGAGACGGGCAGTCAGGGCCTGCTTATCCGCCTCGGCGGTCTGGAGAGTGGAGAGAATTTGCTGGCGGCCAAGCTCCCGTTTTTTTGCAGCCACTTCCGCGTCCAGGGCCTTGATCTTTTCTGCAATGAATTGCGCGTCCGCCAGCTTGCTGCGCTCTTCCTGGGAACGCGCCTGGGCCTCCAGGGATATCTCCGCTTTTGTCCGGGCATAGTATTCGGTGGCCAGTGCCGATCGCTTTTCCAGGGCGTCCTTTTCCGCGAGATAATTGGCCGCGCTGGAGCTTTTGGTAATGTCGCTGATAAATTTGAGGTTATTCTCCTGATCCTGAAAATAATTCTCGTTGATCTTTTTCAGCGATTCCAGGGAGGCTTTTGTGGCTGCCACCTTATCTTCTTCTTCCTTCTTTTGCTGCTCGTAGATGGTATTTTGTTCTACCGGGCGGAAATAGCGCAACAATTGTTTTGTTCCGCCACCGTCCTCGTCTCCGCCGATATTTACCCATGTCTGGTCGGCAATTTTTTTGCCTTGAATCACGGCCTCCCGAATCTGTTTGTCCATATCCGGCGTCATGGGCTTCCAACCGGCGGCGCGCATGCCCATGTCCGACAGGGCCTTGTTGGAGGCATCGTAGCGCTTCAGCCAATCCTCGTTGCGTTTGTGCAGGCCTTCAGCCCAGGAGGGCACCACGGCGAGGGGAGTCCAGGAGAGGAGGCGCGTCATGCTGCCGCCCACCTTGTCCGCCAGCATTCCCAGCCGGTAAACCTCGGCAATGACCGCGCTTACGCCATCGCGCAAAGACTGGACGCCACTGAGAAATTCTGGCGCCCACTTGATAGTCTTGGTTTTTTCGTCGAGCGTCGCGACCTGGGAAACCAGGCCCTGCAGTTCGTATTTTACCGCTTCGAAGAGCGGCTCCAGGCCCTGGCCGAGATATTGAAGCGCCAGGTCTTTTGTGTTGGACCAGAGGCCCGCCCAGGTGTTTTGCGCCTCAATTCCCGCCACCTTGTAGGCGGCCAGCTTTTCCATCAGAAAAGAGAAGAGCCCGGCGGCATTGTTTTTGTATTCGGCGATGTCCTCATTGCGCAGGCCCAGGACGGTGGCGATCCGGCTGTTCCGCGGATTGATATTCTCCGTAAGGAGGGAGCGGGTCTCCTCGCCCAACTGGTCCATCGGCAGGCCAATGGCGCCCGCCGCCTGCACCATCGCCACGGTGAATTCCTTGACCTGGCGTACATTGAAGCCCTTGGCGAGCGCCACGGGCAGCGTCTGCTGGTAGGCGATGATCAGCTGATCCAGGGTGGCGATGGTTTGTAAATTTGCGTATTGCAACTCTTTGACGAGTTTAGCCGAGTCGGCCTGAGCGGCCTGCAGGGAGGCCTGCGCCGTGAGGGCCTTCCCGCTGGTGGCGTCGATGTATTTGCCCCCGGTCATGAAAGCGGCGGCAATTCCCAATGTGGCGGTTTCGATCTGGCCCAGATATTCCATTGCCGAGCGGACGGCGCTTTTGACGGCCTGCCACGCCAGCACCAGGCCGCCGAGCTTCGCAATAAGGCGCATGACGGCGGAGCTTGTTTTGCCCGTCGCGCCGGCGCTTTCCGCCGCCGCCGTTGTTGCCGCGTTGGATCCTTTGGCAAGCTCCTGCATGGTCCGTGTGCCCTTTTCCACCGTGCCGCTCGCGCCCTGGACGGCGGAATCCAGCTTGCCCATCGCGGCGGCAGTCGCCTGTACGGCGCCGCTGGCCTTTGCGACCTGGTCGGTCAGGGTTTTGGAAAAGGTTGTGACCTTCGCCGAGCCCTGATCATCGACCTTGATGGTGATTTTTACGGTATTTTCCATATATTTCCTGGATACAATGCTACTATTCCGGGAGGTCCCAGACCATTATTTCCGCGGCGCTTAGATCGATCGGCACGGCCGCCCGCAACACCGTCGGGCGGCCTTCGCCGTCCGGCTCGCCTGCCGTTTCCGCGTAGGTCTGCGGCGGGACGTCCAATTCCGCGATTTGCCAGTAGTGGTTTTTCCGGGAATCGACGGAGAACTTCCTGTTCTCGTCGAGCCAGATACGGACGCGCGAGCCGGCGCAGGGCGAGAGGTCCAATGTTTGTTTTATGACGCGGCCCAGCGGGCACTCGAACCCGCTGATTTGCACCTGACCGTTTTCCAGGATGGTGATGGTAGTCTGTTTTGACATCCTTCTCTTCCTCCCTTAGTCCCCCTTTTCAAAGGGGGAACATTTTTACGAGTGCGGCAGTACCGTGTAATCGAACGCGCCTACCGCGGGGCCGCTGTTGTAGATCACCACGGTATTGTTCGCCTTGGAAAACCAGACCTCGCCCAGGAAGCCGGCCGCGTCCGCCGTGGGGTTTGCGAGCACCTGGTAGTTCGTGTGGCCGTAGTTGTGCGTGATCGTCCGCCCGGACGCGCCGTTGAAAGTACTGGCGGTGGGTTTCAGGTCCTCGTCCTGGGTGAACTTCTCCAGGGTGGCGACGTTCACGGGCGTGGATGATATGATGGTTAAGCGTGCCATATAAGTCTCCTTTTCTCCGCTTCCGGGGACACGATGCGATCCCTGCGGGCTTCCGCATCACGCCCCTGTGTTTTGTTTCTGCTGCGCCTGCCAGTCGCTGATGATCCGGGCGATCTGCGCCATTTTTTCCAAAATTTCCTCGGCCTCCCATTGGGTCAGGGTAATGTCGGCCATCCTGAACACCGTCTCCGCGCCCAGGGCCTCGATTTTGTAGTACAGATCGAGGGCCTGGTAATTCTCCGGGAGCAGATCCACGGCGCCAATGGGGCAGTGCCCTTTTTCCTCGCAGGGCGGCTGCCGGTCGTCCTCCAAATAGTTGCCCCGACAGGCGGCGCAGGACGTCCGGTAGGTCAACTGCCAGACGAGGAAATCGGTCAGTTTTTTTCCGCCACCGCCATTTCCTGGTCTTCGCCCGTGCCGCCGAATGCTTCCATCAACTGCGACAGGGACTCCTCCGGCAAAGCCAGCGCCAATTCGGCGTCAAAGGGAATATCTCTCCCTTCCGACTGCACGTTTTCCCAGCCCAGCAGGGCATAGCGGATGATGTCCGCCGTCACCGCGCTCCAGTCCGTTTTTCCGCGCTTGGTGTGCTTCGCGACGATGGCGGCCCGGGCGCCGGTGGCGATGCGGCGGTAAAACAACTTGGAACCGGCAATCTCGAGGGTTAGGCGTTCGTCCTTTTTTACAATTTGCAGCGGCATAATAATATCTCCTTAAATTAATGGGTTAGCGGCGTAATCATTCTGGATTTGCAGCAGCAACTCCTTGGCGGCCTGCGTGGGGAAGCCTGCCGGCACGGCGGCCGGCAACTCCGCCGTGAAGGCGTGCTTCACGGGGATCAACTTGGGCCCACTTACCTGGGCATCAACCTTGTCGAACTTTAACGTGGGCAACCAGACCCAGAACGTCCGGTAATAGCCCGTGGCGCCGATTTCCGCACCGGTGAATTTCAACATGGCCATCTTGGCGGTCTGATCGTCCAGATCGGCCAGGAAAGCGTCGCTTTCGTAGCGCGGCATGGTGAAGGAACCCGTGACCCTACGCTTGGCGTCCCGCCGCGGCTCGGCGATATAGAGGCCGGAGAGGCTGTCTTTCTCGATTTTCAGGCTGTTTTCCAGTTTGAGACTGAATTCGGAAATGCCCAGGGCGTCGGCGCTGGTCAGGGCCACGGCAGCGGAATAATCATCGAGCCAGACCACCATGTCCTGGAAGAGGACGGAAAGCCAGTCCGTTCCCGGGATCGACCAGGCGGCGGAGGTGGTATTGACGGCGGAGGCATGGTCCAGGGTGTAGGGCACCAGCTCCGCCTCCAGGCGCAGCCCTTTGGCGCTGCCGGTAATGGTGAGCGCCTGGATCATACAGGAGGCATATTCCCAGAGGGAAACGCCCTTGTCGATCACGAGCGCGCCCCGCCGCACCTTCTGATCGCCCGCCAGCAGCCCCGAATCCGCCAGCACGCCATCCCCGGCCAGCCAACCCTCGGCGTGGAGGTTTTCGGCCGGCTCGAGGGTGTGCTTATAGACGCCGGCGGCCACGGTGGCCGGCGAGGCGGTGTAATCGGCATGGCCGAGCGCGCAGACGAGCAGGCTTTCCAGGCCCCGGTACATCAGGTCAAACACCGCCGTACCGGCCACCGTTTTGCCGATCACGTCGGCGGCGCCGGCACCCGCCTTGTTGCGGATCGTGTTGTCGGGCTCCTTTTCGATGCCCCGCTCCAGGCTCTCGGAAATCAGGGGCATCTGTTCATTCGCGCCCACCTCGATGACGCCGCCGTAAGCGGACTGTTTGTCTTCCTTTTTCCAGGCCGCCGTGGTGGAAAATCCGGCTCCGATGGTCATGATTTAACTCCTTCACTCAACGCTCAAAACCCTTGCCCTTACGCCAGCGGCGAAGCGCTACGGGCGTTCGTCACGGCAATTTCCATCTCGTCCGTCAGCGTGAAGCTGGCCGAGGTCGAGGCGGGATCGCGGAAACAGGTACAGGAAATTTTCTGCTCGATTAATTTCGGCCCGCTGATTTGCGCCTCGGCTTTGTCGATTTTGATTTTCGGCAGGTGGATGTCGAACTTGTAATTGCCGCCGGTGAACTTCAGCCAGGCATGGAGGGCCGTGTCGGCGTCCCGCCAGGCCAGGTACGTGTCCGCCTCGTAGCGGGGCACGGTGAAATTGAATTTCACCTCCCGGAAACCATCGCGCTGGGGCTCCAGGATCGTGGTCGCCCGGTTGTCAAAATCATCTAGTTTAAGGTGGTTGCTGAGCGCCAGGTCGAACGCGCTGATGCCTTTTTCCGTCTCTCCGGAGAGCGCCGATGCCTGGGCGGCGATTTTAAATTCCAGGTCGGAAAACATGATTTTGCTCGCCGCATCTTCCGTGGTCAGCGCCGTCAGGATGCCCGCGGTATTCAACGCGGAGGCCAGGTCGAGGGCTTTCGCGACGCCGCCGAATTCGATATCCACCGGCTTGTTGGCCGTGCCGGAGATTTTCAACGTGTCGATCTTGTTGCCCGCGAACTCCCAGACGGAGACGCCCTTGTAAACCGCCGCCGTGAACGAATTGGCGAGGTTTTCCGCCAACGAATACGTGAGGTCGTATAGCGCGCCGTTGACCACGGCGCCGCTGGAGGCCCCCAGCGCGATCGCAATGAGCAGGTCGAGATCCTCGTAGGTGAGCTTGCAGGGGAGCGTGAAGGGATATTTTTTGTTCCCCGCAAGCGACGCCCCGGCGCCTGCTTTGCCCCGCAACACCTCATCGAGGTGTTTTTCGATGTCGTTGCCGAAACTTTCCGAGACGAAGGGGATCGCCTCCGTAACGATGATCGCCGTGCCGTAGGCGGCCTCTTTTTTGACGCCGAGGATGCCCTCGAAACCTTTGCCCAGTGCCATAATTCTCCTCCTATCGTTGTCCCTTTATTTGCGCCGCTAACCGCAGCTCGCCATAATGGCAAAGCACATTGCCGAAGAATCTCGGCTCTATAATCCCCACCTGGATACCCGATAATCCGGCCAGGGCGCCGA